GGTTTAAGTAACCAACGTCCTCTCCTAACATCCCACACTCCAGATTTCTCCTGTGACTCTGGGTCAACGCCGTGAACATCTCTAAGCACCTTGCAGAGGTTTGAGACTGTAGCTGCCAGCGACGCACTTAAGTAGTCTATGTAGTTCTTCATTTGTTGAACTTTGATAGACCCTGTGTACACCGCAGACATCATAGTTCCCTTTTTAACTGCATCTACACTCTTGAGATGGAAATCAGCAATGTCCACATCCAATTTGTCGAAACCACCACCCTTAGGACACATTCCATACGCCGGCACGGAACCTTCAACTAGATTTTTCACACACGGGAACGGAGAATCATTTTGTAAGCTCAACACTTGCTTTTGCTCTGCACATGACCCCTCTCCTGGTTTTAGTGACTCCGAGATTTCCTCTTCTGTAGGTTTCTTGAAAGGCAACGTCAATTCAGACTTCATGATTGCCACGACTACCTTTGCTGCCATATCCGGGTCCACATTCTTCTGCTGACATAAAGTCTTAAACGCCTCTAAGTCAAAAGAGTCGAGATTCTCAAGCACTGATAGCTCGGATAATGCGTTGTAGTACTTCTCTGACTCTTCTAGAGGTTTGGAAAGATCACACGATTGGAACTCCTCCGCCTTCTTGTACTGTAGTACCAATCTGTCGGCAAAGGTACAGTATAGATCGGGAACGTGTATCTCTAAAGCTTGTTCTGCTACTTTCACGAAACCACCACGTACAAGCGTCTCCTTGACCGAGGGAATAACCCCCATCAGGGCATCGCAGAGACTTGTCCAAATCAGCTCTTTGGTGGTTCTGTCGAACTTCTGGAACCTTTTCAGGATTATTTCATCCTGCACATGACCCAACTTTGTTATAAGGAAAAATGTCATTGCTAATGGACCTAGAATTGCCTTGTCTGTGTCCCATTCAGACCTGGCAGTGACACCGTTAATTATGACTCTAGACCTAATAGACTCCACAAAGGACAGAACATTTGCGTAAGTTAAAGCCTTAGCTTGATACGTTTTTATGTGATTTAGGACCGTATAAACGAAATCCTTGTTCACCATAACCTCTCTCCTAGACGTCTTACCAGTTGTGATAGAAGCGTCAAAGAGAGGGACCATAACCATGTCTCTCACTTTCGGGAACCAAAAGTTTAACGAAGCGTTATCCTTGAAGATGGTCCTCTCAGCATTAAGCATTGCTAACGTCTTTTTGTAGTGCCACGCATCGTCCATAGCCTTGTAAAACTCTTCGCAATCCACATTATTATGGTACACACCACGGAAAAGAGTAAAAGTATCCACTCTCGTAAACTTACAGTACCAAGTGTTGACTCTAGTAACTAAAAACTCCTTATGATACACAAACCGTTGACTAGCAGGAAAGAACGTTTTACACACATACTTAATTATATTACTAAAACTGTGGGTATAATTGAGAGTGCTCTCATTATGAAAGAAAAAACTTAAGTTATCACCGGACTTCTGGAAAGTAGCTCCAATTTCTTCGAGTGTGACTGTGTCACAATCTAGAAGCATATTCTCATGGAAATGAAAGGCCGCGAAACAAGTTTTCACATTCTTCCTGAGTAGCGCAGAACCGAACTCCTCAACAGGGATATCATAAATGCTATGGAGAGCTACAGCGTAGGTGTCGGTGCCATTCGCTGTCGTCAATTCACACTGTTGGAAAGGTTTGTCGCAATGGACGAAGTGCGGGTTCTCAGCGTAGTTGTTGAAAGCTGCCCTTTGGTATTCAGGCACAGGACGCTGCTGCCTTTTCAAACGATTCACATAACTGTAAATAGCTTCCTTGTGTCCTTCATGGCGCGCAATGTCACGCACATCCAGATTAGGCATGCAGCAGTGAACGTAATCGCGCCCTTTGAAAAGGTGCGCGGAAAAGTTACCGCCGATGTCGTACGTCAGAGAACCGAACGGAACTTGCATCATGAGATACTCCAATTCAAGCGACCGAAGGCCTCCGGCCAAGGAGTGCACAGCGGATTGCGTATGAGTAAAGGAAATCTCGAACTCCGGATATGCGTTTGTTGCAATCAGTGTCTGTTCCGTAGACACTGCCTTGGAGAAATGAACCTTGGGACGCCTGGAACGAGCATTCAGCTCCTCGACTGCATTATCGTAAACGCGACGAGATGCCAAATCATTCACCAAGCTGTTGCGTCCCGCAGCGGCTTGGAGAGTTTGCATGTCAATTGTTTGTTGAAATTGTGCCATGTTGTTGTTGTTTGTATTTT